ATGTATTTTTGCCGAAAATGCACACGCTTTCTTACGAGAAGAATTTGAAAAGTTGCGAACTTTACCCATAGATGCAAGCGAGGAAGCCACCAAATTTATACGCGGGTGTCCGCATGATGAATGTCGCGGATTTCTAGATGATTTATGGAAATGTGGAATTTGTCAACAGTCATTTTGTGAAAATTGCAACGAAGTCTGTTTAGATGGTCACGTGTGCGACCCAGAGACTGTTAAAACAATGAAACTCATTAACCGAGACACAAAACCATGTCCAAAATGTGCGACCATGATTCATAAAATAGATGGATGTGCGCAGATGTGGTGTACAACGTGTCAGACTGCATTTGATTGGCGGACGGGTCGAATCGAGACTGGACGTGTACACAATCCACATTATTTTGAGTTTAAGCGTCGGGGTAGAGAACATGGAGACATTCCATGTGGGGGAAGACCCATGTACAGAGAACTTCTCGAAGCCTCTGCACCTGGACCTATCATGGGGTTAAATACGGCGGTAGGTATGGCTGATTATAACAATACTTACAAGTACGATTACATACACACGAATAATCTGAATTTGCGTATTTCATATTTGATGAATCACATTTCAAAAGATGATTTAAAACGTGAACTTCAAAAGAGAGACAAACACAATGATAAAATGCGAGATATTCAGCAAATATATCAGATGTTTATTGATACGGGAAGTGATTTATTACGGCAATGGATGGTAGACCCAACGAAGGAAGATGAAATCATGGATACAGCCTTTGAACTCACAAAGTACACGAATACTGTAATTACACGCATACGAAACAGGTACACGTGCCAAGTTCCGAGATATATATTTCTGAGTAGATGATATATGTGGCACATTGTACTCATTTTGATAGTACTAATCATCGTATTCAGACCCAAATATAAATCACCTGAAGTCATACGGGGTGTCATTACAGATGAAGAATGTGAGTATATAAAATCGATGGCTAAAGAAAAATTGAAGCCGTCGACAATCGGTGATGAATTTGTTGAAGACGAAGAAATCCGGAAGAGTGAGACCGCATGGCTCGACCCCGACGACCACCGGATTCAATCGATTATTGCGAAATGTGTGGATGATGTCACTCTGTGCGAGAACTTACAGGTGGTTCGGTACACACCCGGTGGGTTTTTCAAACCACATCAAGATGCAGACATCGAACATTCTAATCGTCGAAAACATACATTCATATTCGCCTTGAATGACGAATATGAAGGTGGGGAGACGTATTTTCCCATATTAGATAAAACATACAGACTTCGAAAAGGTGATGTACTCAGTTTTGATACACTCGATAGCTGGGGTCGAGTTCCATACAAAGCGATGCACGGGGGTGCACCGGTCACGCGAGGTGAAAAATGGATTTGTAACTTATGGGTTCGTCAGACCCGCTATGCGTAACTTTTCTCGGTACGGTATAGCCGATCGTGTCTCAAAACAACCTAAGTGAGGCATAGACCTATGTAATTTAAGCCAAAACAATGGAAGACCTCACCCATCTTATGTCACTTATTGACCTCAACTCCAAGTCACTCTCAGAGGGGCACTACTTGGAGATGTGTGAAGGAATGAAACGTATCTACAAACGTCTACAGAGACCCACATCACCCGAAGCAGCTATTCCCAGAGTTCGTGTACCAAGACCCTCTCTAGAAGGTGATGTATTTCAATACGCACTCGAAATTGGACGAGCCACGAGACAAATAAAACAGCTAGAAAGTCGTCTCAAGTATCTCAAAATAAAAAAGCGTGTGACCGCAGCTGTTAGAAAAGATGCTGTGCGAGAGCGTGCGCAACAACTTGGTATTAGGTTACGAGACTACACACTTGAAGAACTTCGTGCAAAGGGACACAGTGTATCCGATGAACGGAGCTTTTATAGAAGTTATCTCGATAGAAGTAATCTTGTTACACAAGGCGTGATACTTGACATACAAGATGAGATTGTAGAAATATCTGCACGCAGGGAAGCGCAAAAGGTTAGACATCGCAGCGCTTATGAATCATTCTATGGACGACCACCCCAATAAATGTGTAGAGTTTGTATTCACTTTGTAATTTGATAGCTATATTTGGAACGTCAATTTAAAATTCAATATTCTTAGCCCGTAACTTTTCTCGATTCGCCATGTGGAGTGCTTCAACATCCGCCTTGTTTTGACCCACATAAGGTACGGCGTAGCCTTCGTCACACATCCACTTATTGACGTTCGTCCAGTTACCATCTTCGCCGACCCACACTTCCGCTAAAATGCGACCAAATTTGCCACGCGAATCCTTTTCCGGGCATCTGAGTTCGATCTCAATATCATCCTTCTCAGATTCCACGGCTTTCAGACACCATTCCTTGAGTTTCTTCTTGGAGAGAAGTCCAAATTTCTTTTCTTCCAAATCGCGTGTGCGAGATTCAGGGGTGTCTATACCGAGCAAACGCACGCGTTGCTTGGTACAAACATCGAAGCCGAGATCGAGCACTACATCTATCGTGTCTCCATCGACGACCTTTTCTAAGGAGGAGACACGGTAAACGAATTCACATGGTTCTTGGGCGTAGGTGGACATATAGTATGGGTTAGATAATTATTCATAGCGCCAATTTTGACCTGCGGTTCTACCACTGGCAGCAAATCCTTGGCCTCTATCACCAGTTTTTTGCGGTTGTTTGGTGTTAAGTTCTTGTTGTATGCTTCTCATTTCACCCATACTTTGCGCTTTCATTACTCGGTTTCTTAAACCCCCTTTGCTTAAATTGAACAGTGGCAATCTATTTACTCTCTGGTACAATTTTTTTCTGAGGTTTTCTACGGTGAGTTTAGATGTGGTCAGATTTCTCTGTGATCTCAAACTCGAAACCTGCTGTTTGCCAGCGAGCCCTTGCCATCTAGATCTCGCGAGTTGACTCTGTGCATTCTGTCTTTGTCGCGTGAGGCCAGTTATGACCTTTTGCGATGCGCCGTTTCTACGTCGGAGATTCTGTCGTTGACCTCGGACCTGTGCGAGTTTGCTGGAAAGTGTGTTTCTTTGACCCCTCGCGCGCTGTTCGACGAGCGCGAGTTGACCCAAATTATTTTGTGTGTTTCCAAGTATTTTTTTAGTGTCTTCTAACTGTTTTTGTAATTTATTGCGTTCAGATCTCGTTTGTGACAGCGTACCACTCCTATTTTGGAGCTCCTTAAACAGGATATTTCTATTTTGGGTTATTTTCTTTAATTCAGCTTCTGTTGATTTTAAGTCCGTCTGCGTCTGTGTAATCTGCAGAGCCAAATTTTGTTTTTCCTTTTCGAGTTGTGTTTTAATTGCATTTTTTTCCGCGGCTGAAGCTGTTTTAGTGTTAGTAAGTTCTTTTTGAAGCCTCGCGACCTTGGATTGTGTTTTCTTAATCTCACCAATCTTTTTCAACAGGTTGGCATTTTTCACGTTGAGACGCTGTTTTGCTAAATTAAACTCGACCTGCCATCTGTTTCTGTTATTTTCTAGAGCCTTAATTCTATTTCTTTGGTTGGCTTCTCTAGTAGCACCGTTACGTACGATTTTGTTTGCTTGTTTTTTATAGACGTTTATTTGATTTTGCATTTCTTTACGTCTCCTTTCTAGGAGTGCATTCTTTTGCTTTATGAGTGCATTCATTTGAGCCTTATTTAAATTTGCTTTTTCGAGTTGGTTTGAAATTTCATTTGCTTTGGCGTTTGCGGCGGCCGCAGCTTTTGCGCTTTGTTGAGCTTTAGCTTGAGCTGCATTTCTCGCGGCTTGAGCCTCGTTTCTCGCGGCGTTCGCCTTGGCTTTATTACCAAGCGCGGCTTGACGTTGAGCTTCGGCATTTGCGGCCCTCCGAGATGCATTATTTGCCGCCTTACTCGCTTCGGCTACGAGACGGCGACTCTCTTTTACCGCCGCGTTTGCGTTATTTTTGGCTTTCCTCGACGCATTCTCCGCTTCGGCGACTTGACGCCTTTCTATGAGAAGTTGTTGTTCGAGCTCTTTTCGTTGTTCTTCGGATATGTTTTTCGCATTTTGGAGTTCTCGCGTAAGTCTGTTAACATTTGCACGCTGTTTCGCCAAGTTTTGTTCGGCTTGTCCAGCTGCGTTTTGTAACTCGACTACGTTCGCTTCTGCGCTGGCGGCGGCTTTCGTGGCCGCGTTTGCCTGTGCCTTTGCGTTCGCCACTTCTTTGTTTGCTCGGATTCGAAGCACATTCATACTCTTTTGTGCGGCAGCTTGAGCGGCGGCGACACGGTTGTTTGCGTTTTGTTTGACTCGGGCCGCGTTTGATTTTGCGGTGTTTATTTGTTTTCTCAGATTATTTACTTGATTGGGTGTGAGATTTGTACGCTTAGTAAGTTGGTTTTGAAGATTCTGGACTTTCTTAGTCGCTTCCTCTATTTTCACGGACGCACTGTTTTGCGCCTCTTTTATAGATGCTTCTGCATTTTTCTTAGCTTCAGTGACTTTATCGTTTCTATTTCTGTTTGCCGCTGACTGAGCCGCCCGAGCCGCCTTTACATTTTCGTTAGCTTTTGCGATTTTGGCATTAAAAGATTTCTTTTCTTCTTGAAGTTTTTCGAGCTCTTCGGTTGCGATGAGTGCATTACCACGCGCTTTTGCGAGTTCCTCTTTCTCTTTGTTTGAAATGCTACCATTTTGTAGCTTTTTAGTAAGTTCTGCTATTTCAGCGTTTGCGCTTTCTTTTTGATTCTGAAGTTCTTTTCTTTGACCTTGGAGCGCAGTTATAGCCTCCCGCGCAACACTGATTTCTTTGTTTCTTTTAGATTTCTCTTTTTTTAAATTTTCCATATTTGTCATGAGTTGTTGGTATTCTTTTTGTCTTTGGATTTGGTTTTTAACAGCTTGATTTAGGTTTGCTTGAAGTTTATTTCTTACATTCGGGCTCGTGGACCGCGCGAGTTCGTTTTTAAGTTTTTCTATGTTTCTATTTTTGGTGTTCACAGTAGTCTTCATATTACCCAATTGTTCACGCATTCTATTCATGTTTTCAACGTTTCGATTCAATCTTTGTTTTAAATTATTACGTTCTTTCTTCAGTGTATTTCTTTCATTCGCGGTGAGTTTAGAGTTTCCGAGTTTAGCTTCTAAATTTTTTATTTTATTTTCCAAACCTTTATACACACCCACAGATTCTTCGAGTGCGTTATTAAGTCCTCTCTTAACACCGCTAATGTTCAGAATACCAGACACGTATGCATTTCTTAATTTGGTTCTAACATTCGATTGAACGTTCTTGTAGGCGTCATTTTTAGTCAGTTCATTGAATTCGGCACCACGTTTTTTCATCTCTTCTTTAACTCGTGTGTTAATTTTAGCTAGCCCATTTTCGATGTTGTATGAATTTATGTTTTTTAGGGCCTCATCTCTCACCGCGTTTAAATAGACTCGGTTTACATCCTTTTTGCCGAGCTCTTCGTCTAATTTTTTCAACTTAATCACGGCGTTTCTTGCACCCGTGTTTGTACCACCCGACTGCTTAAACGCGTTTAATTTTTCACGCGCGGAAGATTTTATTTTTTGGTTTCCTATGGTATTTACCTTTTCTTGAAGTGTATCTATGTCATATGCATTTTCGTATACCTTGGCGATACGCGCTTCTGCCGTCTCATACATGTTTGTGCCATTCTTGTACGCTTTGATGCTTTTTTGGGCTTCATTCATGAATGTAATACGGCGTTTATCATTGAGTTTACGCCCTTTATTTACTATGTATTTCTCAAGCTTGGCCACTTTCCCATCTTTTTCGCTCATCACTGGTACTGCCAACTTTTTTCGTAACGCGTTGAGTGTTGTGGTGTTACCGCGTTTCATCGCATCTTCGATTTGTTTCGCCAGTGCTCTTGTATTTGTAGCAGAAGATGTCGACTTGGCTCGCTCGAGCGCACGTCTTAATGCATCACTATTTGGACCACTAGTTTTGGATTTTTGAAACGCGTTTATGAGTTGAGTCATGGCCGAATCGTTCGAACGACGTGATGGTGCCGGTTGTTCTCCGCGCACTCTCCGGGCCATGGCGTTCATGTAATACTTGTTTCGTGTGGTGCGTGACACCCCGTTCCCGTTTTGACGGTTCCCGTTTTGACGGTTCCCATTTTCACGGTTCCCGTTTTGACGGTTCCTATTTTCACGGTTCCCGTTTTCACGGTTCCCATTTTCACGGTTCCCATTTTCACGGTTCCCGTTCCCAAGATTACTCGATTCATTTGAAATGCGTTTCAAATTATTGTCGTTCTTTACACCGTTTCCGTTACGGTTATTTACATTAAAATTGTTTTGATAGTTGTTATTACTATTTACGGAAATACGCTTTTCCTTGCGCACTGTAATGTGAAGACGGATGGGTTCTCTCACGCCTTTTGACTTTAGAACATTCTCTATCGCATCGACGAGTTGTGCTTTTGTCATTTCTTTGTAATTTGAAAGACCCACTTTACGCGCCAGACGTTTCAGTTCGTCTGATTTAGATGAGGAACTGAGTAGTACTTCAAAGTCATCACCCGTGAGTGGGGATTTTCGATCTAACATGTACTTACCATCTTTCGAGAGAACCATGGGTGGAAGTGGGAGCTTACCGTCCTGGATAGACTTGTATGCGTCGCACACTTGATTTCTAGTAAGATTGAGATCCATGCCCGTCTCCTGACGTACGAGACGTACAAGGTTCTTAGCGTTTATACCGGGATTGCACGCATCCATATTGTTATAAACTGATAAAAAATTATGAGGTACCTTTCGTCAACATTCGTATCTTATCTTCATAAGACATATTGAAATCAAATATGTCCATGTCGTCCACGTCTATGATTTTGATATCATAATCACGTGTATCATAGTCGTATCTGTTTACCAACGCCGAGCGCATGATATTTTCGGCAAACACGCGTGGGTTGTCTATATTTTCTACGTACGGTATATTTGATTTTATTTGTATACAATGAACATCATATGGTTTATATTTTAAGAACGGTGCGAGTGGCATCGATTCTACGGTACCACCATCTACGTATGTGTTCCCCCTATATTTTCTGGACGAAAATACGAAAGGAATCGCTATGCTCATACACACGGCGTCCAGTACTTTCATATCGGGGTGTGTATCGACCGAAAAATACTCGGTCTTTCCTGTATTAACACAGAATGAAGATATGTATATCTTTTTCTTAAGTTCGGCAAACGTGGGGTCACATTTGCATATATCCACAAACTTTTCGCGGAGTGCGTCTAAATCTACGAGTCCATAACTATGTAAAAAACATTTCAAGTTCAATTTCACTAAATCTGAAATGTTTAATCTGAGTGATACGTCTATCATCTCATCAACGCTCTTTTCGAGTGCAAATAACACTGCGAGTATGGAACCCGCAGATGCACCCGAAATTTCTTCTACATTACTGAGACGATTTTCTATGTTTTTAAGATATCCTAACATGGCATACAGTCCCATAGCACCTGGACCAATTACCAAATATTTCATCGGTGGTCACTTAATAGTACTTAGGAAATTGCTTTCGCAAAAGAGCGAACACGAGCGCGAACACGACGGTGTGTACGAAAGCAGACGCTGGGCTAGTCTGTCCCGACATGTAAACACCCTTAGAGCCTGGTGGCAGGGTGAGCAACATACCTGGGCTCAAGGCCAAGAACAAAACGGTGGTCACGATGAGGTCGGTTCGCGTCAACACGAGACCCATGGCTTTCGCGATCAACGAATAGACGAGGAAAAACACGAGTGCGTGGAAAAGAACCGCGGTACGTCCTGTGAGTCCATCACGGAACTTAATGCTGGTACCATCGGTACGCAGCAAAATACCTGGGCTGAGCGCAAGGAAAAGGGCCGCTGGAATAGAGACCTTTTGTGAGAGCATGTTTACTTTATGTATATATTATAATTCTATCGCTCTATCATCTGAGAACTGGTAACAAAATTCAATAAAATCATGATATTTGGCATCCTTGAGAATGTGATTGTCGAGATATCTATCTCCTAGATACCTCTTTAGTAGTTGCCACATCCACCAAAGATCATCGTCGAAGTGTCCACCCCAATCGTCTATGTGAAGATGACGATTCAATTGGATTTCATTTTCTTCGTCCTCACTGTATTCATTATCACTATTACGTTCCGCCGCGTTGACGTATTCATTCCAAACCATTATTTCTTATCCTTGATGCCCGTGAGGGAAAGTGAAGTGGATTCCTTTACTGGAAGACTATCGAGTATAGCCTTTAACACACTTTCAGCCTGTTGTTCATTACCATTGAAGTAGTTCACAAGACCTTCCATCACGGTGGTCTTATTAAGGCCGGTCTTTCTGGCACTTTTACGAACGGAAATTTTCCCCTTCTTAAGGTTAATGGCGTCGAGACCGTTATCCATCATGAGCTTTTTCACTTGCAATTTGAGGGATTTCTCGGCCTGAACGAGGATCTTTATATCTTCTCTGGCTTCTGTAATTTGCTTGTTTAATTCAACCAATTTAGAGACGCTGTTTGAGAGTTCGTCTGAAGGAACTTGAGACATTTATATATATTTAATACGTTATTCTTTAAGTTTAGGCGCACAAACCACGTTGCATCGTGTCTGGTGCAATAGTGGAGTTGTTCCACACGAAGGCATCCTTGGGGTTTGGTGGGTCGGCGCGAACTTGTTGGTTCGCGTTACGAAGAGCACCACCGATGGTTTCTGGGTAGCCGGTTTGTTGGCGTGGTTCGAGGAAGTTTTGGCCGGAAAGGATGTCATCTGGGGCAAACTCACCGAAGTCCTCCTGAGGCGCGACTTCACGTGGCAACAAAGAAGAGGCGAGACCGGTACCCGCCTTC